AGCTCACCCCCCAGCAGAAGCGCCTCGGCCAGGCCAAGGCCGACTATGACCGCACCCAGCAGCTGGCCGGCAGCATGGCCGCCAGCGGCGCCGGCGGGTTGGCCACCGGCAGCGGCATGCTCTATGCCGGCGCTCAACTGATGGCGCCCGGGCTGGAGTTCGACGCTGCCATGAGCAAGGTGCAGGCGCTGACCCGCCTCGACGGTGCGTCGGAAGAAATGGCCGCGCTGCGCGAGCAGGCCCGCCAGCTCGGTGCCAGCACCCAATTCACCGCGGGGCAGGCCGCAGATGCCCAGGGCTTCCTGGCCATGGCCGGCTTCAAGGCCGAATCGATCCAGGCGGCGATGCCCGGCATGCTGGATCTCGCCAAAGCGGGCGACAGTGGCCTCGCTGAAACGGCGGACATCGCCTCCAACATCCTCACCGGCTTCAACCTGCAGGCGAGCGAAACCGGGCGCCTGGGTGACGTCCTGGTCGGCACCTTCACCCGCTCGAATACCAACCTGCAGATGCTCGGCGAAACGATGAAGTACGCCGCGCCAGTGGCCGCCAGCGTCGGGCAGGACATCGAAACCGTCGCCGCCATGGCCGGCAAGCTGGGTGATGCGGGCATTCAGGGCAGCATGGGCGGTACTGCGCTACGTGCCATCCTCAACCGTCTGAGCGCACCGCCCAAAGCTGCAGCGGACGCTCTGAACACGCTCGGCATCAGCGCCGTGGATGCCCAGGGCAACCTGCGCGACATGCCCACAGTGCTGCAGGAGATCTACGAGAAAACCAAGAACATGGGCGACGCCGACCGCGCCGGCCTACTCAAGGGCATCGCCGGCGAAGAGGCGGTTGCAGGCCTGCAGGTGCTGGTCAAGCAGGCCGGCAGCGGTGCGCTACAGGAGTTCGTCAGCACCCTCAAGAACACCGAGGGCGAGGCCAGCGCCACGGCCAAGACCATGGCCGACAACCTGCGCGGCGATCTCTCGGCCATGGGCAGCGCCTGGGAGGATCTGGGCATCCAGCTCCAGGAGCAGCAAAACGGCCCCATGCGCGAGATCACCCAGACGCTCACCGGCATCATCGGCGGGGTGAAGGGCTGGATTGCAGAGAACCCAAAGCTGGCCGCCAACATCGTCAAGACCGCCGCCGGCGTCGGCATCCTCATGGCTGGCATGGGCGGGCTCACGCTGGCGTTCGCCAGCATCCTCGGCCCGTTCGCCATGCTGCGCTACGGCATGACGCTGTTCGGCATCAAGGGCGCCGGGCTGGCCGGCACGCTGTTCAACCTGGGCAAGACCGCGCTGCCGCTGGTGGCTACCGGGCTGCGCCTGGTCGCGACTGCCGCCATGGCCAACCCGGTGGGCGTGCTGATCGGCGCGCTCGTCCTGGGCGCCACGCTGCTCATTGCCAATTGGGGCCGCGTCGCCCCGTTCTTCCTCGGGCTTTGGGCCGAGATCAAGCAGGGCTTCGCCGGCGGCATTGGGGGCATCGCCGCCACCATCCTCAACTTCAGCCCGCTGGGCCTGTTCTACCGCGCGTTCGCCGGTGTTCTGGGCTGGTTCGGCGTGGAGCTGCCGGGCAAGTTCAGCGAGTTCGGCGGCAACCTGGTGCAGGGCCTGATCAACGGTTTCACCAGCATGTTCCCCAACCTCACCGCATCGATCGGGGGCATGGCCGAGAGCGTCATCGGCACCTTCAAGAACCTGCTCGGCATCCACTCGCCGTCGCGGGTGTTTGCTGAGCTAGGTGGCCACACCATGGACGGCCTGGCGGTGGGCCTCGAGCAGGGGCAGGGCAACCCGTTCGCTGCTATGGAAGGCGTCGGGCAGGGCCTTGCCGATGCCGGCGGCAGCGCACTGGCCAGCGCCGGCAACCCGTTCGCCGCCCTGGCTGGCATGGAGGTGGGTGGTTCCGCTGCCTTGGCGGCCGATGTTCCCCTCGACTCGCGCCCACCGTTGGCCGCACGCGCACCGGCTGCCGCAGCGGCTGCGGGTGGCAACACCTACAACGTCAACATCAACGCCGCAGCCGGCATGGACCCAGCCGCGATCGCGCGCATGGTGCGTGCCGAGCTGGAACGCCTCGAGCGCGAGAAGGGCGCCCGTGCCCGCTCATCCCTATTCGACCAGGAGTAATGGACCATGATGATGGCCCTCGGCATGTTCGTCTTTTCGCTGGAGACCCTGGCCTATCAGGAGTTCCAGCGCCAGACGGAATGGCGCCACGGTTCCACCAGCCGCATCGGCACCAACCCGGCGCGCCAGTACCTGGGGCGCGGTGATGACAGCATCACCCTGCCAGGCGTACTGCTGCCCGCGCTGGCCGGCACCCAGCTCAGCCTCGACACGCTGCGCACCATGGCTGACACCGGCAAGGCCTGGCCGCTGGTGGAGGGCACCGGGAAGATCTACGGCACCTGGATCATCGAGTCCTTGAGCGAAACCCGCACGCTGTTCTTCCGCGACGGCCAGGCGCGGCGCATCGAGTTCACCCTCATGCTCAAACGCATCGATGACGGCCGGGTGGATCTGCTCGGCAGCGCCATCGCCGCCGGCGGCAACCTCCTGCGGAGGCTGTTGTGATCGAGGAACTGCTCACTCAGGGCAAGGGCCTGCTCGACCAGGCCAAGGGTTACGCCCAGCAGGCGGCGGACAAGTACCGCGACGCCACTGCCTACCCGCAGCCGATCTGCCGCGTGGTAGTCAACGGCCAGGACATCACCAGCGCCATCGAGCAGCGGCTGATCAGCATCGAGCTGACCGACAACCGCGGCATGGAGGCCGACCAGCTCAGCATCAGCCTCAGCGACCACGACGGCCTGCTGGCTATCCCGCCACGCGGCGCCGTGGTGCGCCTCTGGCTCGGCTGGCACGACACCGGCCTGGTGGACAAGGGCAGCTACACCGTGGACGAGGTCGAGCACAGCGGGGCACCGGACGTGCTCAACATCCGCGCCCGCAGCGCCGACCTGCGCGAGGGGCTCAAGGCCAAGAAGGAACGCAGCTGGAGCGGGCAGACGCTCGGCGCCATCGTCCAGACCGTGGCTGCTGCCTATGGCCTCAGCCCGGTGATCAGCTCCGCGCTGTCGGTCATCCAGCTCGCCCAGGTGGACCAGGCCAATGAATCCGACGCCAACCTGCTCAGCCGGCTGGGCCAGCAGTTCGACGCCATCGCCAGCATCAAGGCCGGGCGCTTGCTGTTCATGCCGGCCGGCAAAAGCACCACCGCCAGCGGCGCCTCGCTGCCGCACATCACGCTCACCCGCGCCGATGGCGACGGCCACCGCTACCTGCAGGCCGACCGCGACAGCTACAGCGGCGTGCGCGCCTACTACTACGAGCTCAACAGCGCGGAGAAGAAGGAAGCCATCGCCGGCGGCGGCGACAACCTCAAGGACCTGCGCCACACCTACACTGACCAGGAGGCCGCCCTGCGCGCCGCCCGCGCCGAGTGGTCCCGCCTGCAGCGCGGCACCGCCACGCTCAGCTACACCCTGGCCAAGGGCCGCCCGGACCTGATCCCCGAACTCACCTACAGCCTGATCGGCGTAAAGGCGGACATCGACGCCGTGGTATGGCTCGGCGCCAACGTGCGGCACTCATTCACGCCGGACAGCTACACCACCGCCCTGGAGCTGGAATCCAAGCTGCCGGACGCCGACGACATCGCCGACCTGGCCGAGGCCGGCAACTACACCGGCGTGCTCGCCTGGTACCGGGACGCCAAAACCGGCAAGCAGCACAAACTCACCGAAGGCGACCAGACCAACCCCAAGCGCCTGGTCCATCTATATGCCGAGAAATCGAGCGCCGTGCGCGCCGTGGAGCGGGAATGGAAACGGATACAGCAAGCCAGCGCCTGACCGAGCCACCGCCGCCGCCAGAGCCCGCTCGCTCCGCCTGGGAGCTGATCGATGAAGAGTGGGCAGAGCAGGGCGACGTGCCCATGTGCATGTAAAAGAAAACCCGGCCAAGCGCCGGGTTTTTAGTATTCGCCTCCTACTCCGGTACTTGCTCCAACGCATCGAGCAGACGCAGCAGGTGCTGCTGGTCTCGGGGGGAGAGCAGCCGGAACAGGCGCAGCACCTCCCGTTCCTGGTCTGTGATGGGGGCGATCGGTAGGTTGGCTTTACTGCTCATATAGGCACTCCTGTAGGTACGGAAAAATGACCGTACCCCCGTTTGCGGAGAACCCAAGCGCCTTAGCGGCAGAGCTTGAGGCCGGCCTCGATCACGGGGCCAACGCTCTGCTTTAGTCCTGGGGTGCTTTTGCTTTCAGCCCACACATCATTCAGCGGTTCCAGCCCAAGCTGCCGAGCCTTCGCATTCGCTGGGCCGTTCAACCCATACATTCGCCCCGTTTCCGGATCGGTGACCACCACGGCATTGCCGGGCAGGCATTGCAGATGCATCTCCTCGGTGGTGAAAGGCCAGTTGGCGCCGAACTCTTCGGCACTGATCAGCTTGGGCGGAGCGGCGAGGGCGAGGGGGCTGGCCAGCAGCAGGCCGAGCAGGATCTTGCGCATGGGTTACGTCCTTGTGTGGGTGGTGTCAGTGGCTGCGAATGCCGGTGATGATGTAGAACACATCAACTTCGCTGTTTGCGGCCAGCGCCTGCAGGTAGTCGATCGGCATCACCGAGGTGCCGTTTTCAAAGCGCTTCTGCATGTAGTCCGTCTGGCCGGCGAGGTGCGCCAGCTCGTGCACCTGTAACCCGAGGCGCTTGCGCTCCTCGAGGAGGCGATCGCCGAAATCGCGGGGGCTGTCGTCGAGGTCGATTGCTGCTGCCATGGTGCTCTCCTTGTCATGTCACTCAGCGGTGAGTGAGTCCGCCGCTATTTACTTGTTTCGTACCGTCCCGCTGACTCTGCCAGCGCCGTGGTCAAACGCCGCACTGCGGCACGGTCATCGTCGGGCATCGAGCGGTAGTGATTCAGCACCTCACTCTCGTCGGCGGCGAGCCCCGCAGCCGTTACCGGCGTGCGCTGGCCCGTGAGCAGGTACAGCACGTCAACGCCGGCCGCCGACAGGCCGGTCAGATACTCAGCATCTGGGCTGCGCTCCCCGGCTTCGTACTTGCCCTGGGCGTTCGCCTTCACGCCGCCGAGTGCACCGAAATCCGCTTGTGAGAGGCCCAGCCGCTTCCTTTCTTCGCGCAGTCGTTCGCCAAGACCACTCATTTGGATAGAAATTCCCGTTGACACCACTCAATTGAGTGGTAATCTGTCGCCACATTGAACGCATTTGAATGGTTTTGAATCATGCCAGCCACACGCACCCCCAAACAAGCGAAGGAATGGCTCGCCAAACAGGGCAAGACCGTCAAGGAATTTGCCCGCGAGCACGGCCTCGATCCGTTCACCTGCTACCAGGTGCTCTCCGGTGTGAAGAAGGGCACCCGTGGCGAGTCCCATCGCGCAGCTGTGCTGCTGGGCATCAAGGAAGGCGTGGTCGAGGTGCCCGAGGAGTACGGGCGCCGCGCCACTGACATCGGCGCCGTGATTTCAAAGTAATGGCAACTGGCCCAGCGAGAAACCAGAAGATGAAGCGCACCGTTCTAGATACCCGCCGGCAAGTGATGAGCGCTGTGGTGTGCGACTACCCGGGCGGGCGCGAATGCGCTGCAGCCCGTTTGGGCCTGCCGCTCAAGAAGCTGGACAACCATCTGTACGAGAACGCCGGCAGCCGCCCGCTTTCGGACGAGCAGATCCACATGCTCGAGCAGCAGTCCGGCACCACGCATTTCCCTGATTACGTCGCCGCGCTGTATGGCGGGTTGTTCGTACCGGTCGCCAACCCGGACGAGCTGGACAACATCGAGCTGTTTGAACGCTGCATGAAAACCGCCGTCAAGCGCGGGGCAGTGGACCGGATCATCGCCGAGGCGCTGGGCAACGGCGAGATTGATGACGGGGAGGCCCGCGCCATCCTCGACGCCCACCGCCAGCACATGGCGGCGCGGCACTCGGAAGTACACGCGGTAATCCTGCTGCACAAGGCCCGCGAGCCAGGCCAGAACTAAGAAGTAAGCCGCGTTGCGGTTTGGGGAGGGGAAGTGAGCGTAGCCAATAACGGCGGATACAAATGCCTATGCCCGGCCTGTGGCCAGCGCATGCGCATCCGCAACAGCGAGGCGCAAACGCCGACGTTCAAGACGATGTACGCGCAGTGCATGAACATGGCCTGCGGCGCGACCTACACCGGGTCGCTGACATGGGACTACGCGCTCAGCCCGTCCGGGCTGGATGCACCACGCGTGGTACTGCCGGTGGCGCCTTCGGTGCGCCGCATGCAGGCACTGCGCGACAGCCGCGAGAAGACCGATCAGCTCGACATGCTCGACCAAATGGAACCGGAGGTAGCAACCGCATGAACGTCTCGACCATCAACGACGCCCAGGAATATCGGGCGAGCATGCAGCGCGCCGCGCTGACCTTTCTGCAGCGCCACCAGGGCGAGCACCTGACTGACGATGGCCACCTGTTCGCGCGTGCCGTCAGCTACCTGGTCAACGGGCTGGACGTGCCGACCTTCATGGCGGACCGCCTGGTGCACTTGGCAATGAGCGAGCTGGAGTGCCGTAAGCGCACCGCGATCGGCATCAGCTATGGCACAGAGGACGCGACTCGCGTAGCGCTGCGGAGTCTTTTTTCGGGCGAATCGGTATTAATCCCCCTGCGCCACTTGCCGGCGCGCCTGCAGCCGCCCGCGGCGCCGCTGGCTGCAGCAGCCACTCACTGATCACCCCCTGAATTGACCCAAGCCCATGCCCGCCTTTGCGCGGGTAGGGGAAAGTTGCGCCCGAACGGTGGCCCCATGAGTACAGACGTTTCCATCCAAATCCAGCTGAACAGCGCCCAGGCCGAGGCCTACCTGCGCTGGCTGACCAGCCAGTACGAGCAGCTGATGGCTGCCTGCTGGTACGACGATCGCTATCGCTACACCCCGCAGGGGCTGCGAGGCCCGAAGATCCTCCGCGACCACCCGCACATCGCTGGCCTCAACCGCACCATGCGCGAGCTGGTGAAGGCCCGCCAAGGAGCTAAGGCATGAGCACTCATCCGATGCCCGCCTGCGAGGCGCTTGCGGCCGACCCGGCGCGTTACATGTTTAAGCAGCAGCTGGCTGAGCTGGTCGAGGCACGCGACTACGACGAGAAATTTCGCATGGTCTGCCGCCTGGGCGGCTATCTCAGCGCTCTGCTGGAGGGCGACGTGATCACCTGCGAAGAACACAAGGCGCTACGGGAAGAGATGCACGAATTCGTATGGGGGGCGGCCCAATGAAAGACATGGACCGCCAGATCCGCGAAGAGGTGCTGCGCCGTTTCGAGAGTGACTTCGGCCTCAAGCGCCGCGCCGGCACCGACTACATGCGCGGCGGCACCTGCCCGAGCTGCGGCAAGAAGGAACTGTATTCGCGCTACGACCAGCCCTGGTTCATCAAATGCGGCCGCGAGAGCAAGTGCGGCGAGCAGTGGCACGTGAAAGAGCTGTTCGACGACCTGTTCGACGACTGGAGCAAGCGCGCACCGAGCACCGAGCAGGCGCCGGCCGCCAGCGCCGATGCCTACCTGCAGTTCGCCCGTGGCTTCGACCTGGGCTTGATCCGCGGCTGGTACAGCCAGGAGAACTACTGGAGCCGCGAACTCGCCCAGGGCAGCGCCACGGTGCGCTTCACCCTGGAGAAGGGTGGCTACTGGGAACGGCTGATCGACCGCCCGCACCGCTTCGGCAAGCAGAAGGCACGCTTCGCCCCCGGCCAGAGCATGAAAGGCTACTGGTGGTGCCCGCCGTGCGTGGACCTGCTCGAGGTCGACGAGCTGTGGATCGTCGAGGGCATCTTCGACGCCATCGCGCTGCTGCACCACGAACTCGACGCCGTGTCGGCCATGAGCAGCAACGCCTTCCCGGCCGAGTCGCTCAAGGCGCTGGTCAAGGCTCGCGCCGAGGCCGGTCGCAAGCTGCCGCGGCTGGTCTGGGCGCTGGACAACGAGCCGGGCGCGCATCGCTACACCCGCCGCTGGGCAAAGATGGCCCGCGAGCTGGGCTTTACCTGCGAGGCCGCGCAGATCCCGCAGCGCGACCGCAAGGTGGACTGGAACGACCTCCACCAGCGCTGGGCCTTCATCGAGGGCGACGACAAGCGCGCGGAGCAGATCGAGCGCGACCTGCGCGAAGCGCGCTACCACGGCAGCCTACTGCTGGCCGAAAGCGCGGCGGAGAAGGGCGCGCTGATGTACGAATGGCGCGAGCGCCACGAATTCCACTTCGCGTTCGAGAACCGCCTGTACTGGTTCAAGATGGACCTGGAGAAGTTCAACAAGGCCATGCAGCACCTGGAGGAATCCGAGCGCCAGGAAGACCAGCTGCTGAACGACCGCCAGCGCCGCGACAAGGCCCTGCGCCAGTGCGGCGCGGTGGTGGAAATCGCCAACTGTTACCCGCAGGCGCTGTACTTCCAGCGCAACGAGGTGACGGACGAGAGCTGGTACTACTTCCGCGTGGACTTCCCCCACGATGAGCCGACGGTGCGCAACACCTTCACCGGCGGCCAGGTGGCGGCGGCCAGCGAGTTCAAGAAGCGCCTGCTCGGCATGGCCGCCGGCGCGGTGTTCACCGGTACCGGCGCACAGCTGGATCGCATCATGCGCGACCAGCTCTACGGCCTGAAAACCGTCAAGACCATCGACTACATCGGCTACAGCAAGGAGCACAGCTGCTACGTGTTCGGCGACTTGGCCGTGCGCGGTGGCGTGCTCGAGCAGGCCAACAAGGAGGACTACTTCGAGTTCAAGCAGCTGCGTTTGAAGACGCTGCAGAAGTCGATCCGCCTGGAGATCGCCCGTACCGACGAGGGCTACCGCGCCGAGTGGCTCGAATGGCTGTGGACCTGTTTCGGCACCCAGGGCATCGTCGCGCTGGCGTTCTGGTTTGGCTCGCTGTTCGCCGAGCAGATCCGCGACGAGTACCAGAGCTTTCCCTTCCTGGAAGTGACGGGCGAGGCCGGCGCGGGCAAGTCGACCCTGCTGATGTTCCTCTGGAAGCTGTTCGGGCGCCCGGACGAAGAGGGCAAGGACCCTTCGAAAATGTCCAAGGCTGGCCTGCGCCGTTGGATGGGGCAGGTATCCGGCATGCCGCTGGTACTGCTCGAGGCCGACCGCAGCGACAACGATCGCGGCGCCGCCAAGGCCTACGACTGGGACGAGCTGAAACCCCTGTTCAACGGCGGCACCCTGGGCGTGACCGGCGTGAAAACGGCCGGCAACGAGACCTATGAGCCACCGTTCCGCGGCACCATTGTGATCAGCCAGAACGCCACGGTGATGGCCAGCGAGGCGATCCTCACCCGTATCGTCAAGCTGCACTTCGTTCGCCCCGAGGTCACCGCCGCCAGCCGCGCCGCAGCGGACAACCTCAACCACCTGAGCGCGATGGACGTCAGCCACTTCCTGCTGATGGCCGCCCGGGCCGAGGGCAAGGTGCTGGAGACCTTCCGCGCCCAGGTCAAGGTGCACGAGCAGGCCCTGCGCGAGCTGAAAGAGATCCGCATCGAGCGAATCATCAAGAACCATGCGCAGCTGCTCGCCCTGGTCGACTGCCTGCGGCTGATCATCCCGCTCACTGATCGGCAGCACGCCGGCGCGCAGCGTGAGCTGGTGGCCATGGCGTTGGCTCGCCAGACCGCCGTCAACGCCGACCCGGCCGAGGTGGCCGAGTTCTGGGAGGTGTTCGACTACCTGCAGGGCCTGAGCGAGGACCCGGTGGTCGACCACTCGAAGAAGCCGGACGTGATCGCCATCAACCTCAACGAGTTCGCCGAGCGCGCCGCCGAGCACAAGCAGAAGCTGGCGGACGTGGCGACCCTGCGCACCCTGCTGCCCAACAGCCGTTCCCGCAAATACCTGACCCACAACAAGGGCGTGGACAGCGCCGTGCGCGCGGCCTTCAACCGCCGCAACAACCTCAGCCAGCGCGGCACCACGGTGAAGTGCTGGATTTTCCAGAACCCGGAGAGGACCGAGCGATGAACGCGCAAGTTCAACTGCCCATCGACAGCGCCGCCAAGATCTACCTGATGCGTAATGACTTCGGCCTTTACAAGATTGGTATCAGCATCAATCCAGAAGACCGTCGAGCGCAGATCGAAAACAGCTCAGGCGTGCCGGTAACGATTTTGGAAGTGTTTGACTCGGCTGATGCGTACCAGGAAGAGCAGGCGCTGCATTTGGAGCTGAAGGATGTTCGCCGCTGTGGTGAGTGGTTCGCCCTCGGCGACGACAAAGCAGCGCGCGAATGCATCAGTCTCGGGCTGAACCGCATCAGAAAAGCGCCGGAGAGTGAGCTGCCAATTGAGCGCACTACTACTTACCAAATGGGTATTGAGGATGTTGAACAGGCTCTTAAAGAGACCGGCAGCAACCTCTATTCCGATAGAGGCCAGGTGCACTTGTTCTACCGAGAACGCCTATTGGTCGGCGCTCCGGCCATGAAGGTGGCAGCTGCTCTTGCTCATTCCTCTCTGATCAAAGCTGGCTACTACCGACCAGATCGCAGTGTGATTTGCCAATACCTGGAGGCCCTGGCTTTGCTACGGCCAAAGGCCCCTGAAGCATCGGAGCTGCTGAACCAATGGATCGCTGAGTGCTGCCATGCGGCACAAGGGCTAACTGCGCCCGCCGGAGCGTTATTCGCAAGCTGGAGACGCTACGCCGAAGCGGCGGGCGAGCAGGCTGGGAGCATCAAGCGCTTCAGCCAGGCCATGCGCGATAGTGGGTATTCGCCATATCGCACATCAGAAGAGAGGGGCTTCAGAAATGTGGCGCTTAGAGCGTCTGGCGATGAGTTTTCAAAATCCCTTTCTGAACTACCGAAACAGCAGTCCGATCGCGAGATGACGGCCACCGAATTACTGCAGTTGATTGGGTGGCCAACCTCTAGAAAACACCAAATACGCGCCGGCGCGACACTTAGAGCGATTGGTGTCCCGCACAGAATCATTAATGGGCGAACCGTATATCAGCTCGGGCAATTAGCGGGCGACAACCGCCGGCGGCAACCGGCACCAGCCCAAGGAGAAGCACCATGCAGCACTACGACGATGACGAGCCAGGCCTCAGCCTGCGCGCCCGACTGGCCATGACCGGCTGGATCGGTACCGGCCTGGCCGGCCTGCTCACCGCGGCCAACCACCTGCCGGACCTATTCCTGCTGATCGCACGCTGAAAACAAGAAGGCCCCGGTGAGCGGCAACTCACCAGGGCCTGACCAACCCAAGGAGAAGCACCATGCAAGCACGTACCCCAGAAGTCAGCGCTGAGAAGGCTACCACGGCGGACCTTGATTCAGTTGTCGCCGCCATTCTTCAAGAGAACGGCAACCCGGATGGGGTTGAGCTCGAGCCCTGCTTTGTCACCACCCGCCAAGGCATTGCGCCTGGTATCGGTTTCTATACCGAAGACATGGATTACCCGCTGGCTATCACCTTGCCGAAGCTCAAGCAGCTTGTTGAGGCTATCGAGGCGGAGATCGCCAATGGCTGACTTGCGAATTCGCCCAACCATGGTTAGCCAAAGGTTGGATCTGCCCAGCCTCTGCGATATCTGCGGCAAGGCCCGTTCCACCCGCAAGCATGCCTCCTGCAGCCGCACCCGGCAGCAACGCAAAGCCACCGAGTGGGCCAGCTACATGGCCAATCTCGCCGCCAAGAAAGCCCAGGGAGGCCGCCGTTATGCCCGTTGAAATCCGTACTCGCTTCACCACCGGTACCTACGTGGCCACCGTGCGCGGCGAGAAACGTACCGCCAGCAACACCATCAGCGCCCGCCAGGCCGCCGAAGCCATGGCCCGCAAGCTGGGCCTCGATCCCGCGCTGCTGCGCGAGACGCAGCGCGACCTGCTGCGCAGTGGGGTGGAGCTGTTTGTACATCCGGAAACGCCAAAGGCAAAGGAGGTGGCCCATGGCTGACGAATACATCTACGACGTGCACCACGTCGGCCGCGACTACGACCGCAGCCTGATCTGCCGCTGCCCGCACTGTCAGCGCATCATCGGAATCGACGGCAACGACCTGGATGACGTCTGCGGCGAGCAGTACCAGTGCCGCTGCGGAGGCTGGTTCCAGATCAGTGACGATGCCCGGATGCTGAGAGGCGCACTGCCGGCGAACAAGGGGATTCCCGAATGAACCTGCTCCGCTACCTCACCAGCCCCGCCGGAATCACCGTCGCCGAGCTGGCCGCACGCACCGGTGCGTCGGTCGTCCAGGTGCGCGCCGAGCTGGTCACCCTGGAGGCGGCCGGCGAGGCGGTGCGCGA